GCCATATGGTAAGGTTGGCAAAGTGCAGGCTCACCCCCCTGAGTGACCATGACATCAGTCGATCTCTTCCTCCTTCGAATTTGAATTGCGGCACATCAATGAGATCATCCTGACTAAGGAGATTGGTGCCATACTCAGACCTCTTTGCTAGTAGGTACAACTTGTAGTCGCAACCGCCAAGTCCACACACGACATCTTGGTCCATAGGGAAGAAACCCATTGCTGGGTCAGGACATTTGTCCATCAGTGATGCTGCCTCATCAGCTAATATGTGATTGTCTAGCCCCAGGAGCTTGTAGTGCATCCATGCTTGAGCGCACTCAATCACAGCACACTCAAAGGTGCTTGCTCCTCCTTCTAAGCACTGTGTTAAGGTGTTGGCAAATATCCTGTATCGATCAATAAACCTCTCGACTAATGTTGTTTCCAGTGCTGCTGATATCCATCTGAACGTTGGCTTGCAGACCTTCTGCCTCAGGAACCATTCTGAATTGTATTCTATAAAACTTAGAGTTCCGACAGTGGTCTTTGCTTTAGACGAGAACATGCTCATGTATGCACCCAGATTATTCTTCCACTTCATGCATCTAGTGGCATAGATTATGCCATCAGCCCTCCTCCTCCTGTCTGCCTTAGGGATGGATATCATCATCCCTGAGTCATCACTTCCCTGGACAATGTCAATGACAGACTCTATTCCCATGTCTTTCTTTATTCTGGCCGATATGATTTGTTTGCTGACTTCCTGGAGAATCAGATGAGACACCGAGGATGTGTAGTGGAGGATACCCTGGAACATGCCCGACTTTATTTCAACTTTGTTCTGCCTGGCTTGTTTCACTGGTGCGATGCCCTCCTTGAATGATTTGTGCAGCCGCTGGAATGTTGTGTCATCACTGCTGATGTTATTGTACTTGCTGAACAGAGCCACCAGCTCATTGGGCATGATGACAACCTTCTTTGTCCACAAAAACATAATCTGGAGAATGAAATTGTGGAAGAGAGGGGATGTAGTGGAAATTGCTTGGGCTGCAAACTTTGCACTGTAGTGGTTCTGGCACCACTTTTCCTTGTCTCCTGACTCACAGATGGTGTCAAACACCCTTAGGGTCATGTTCGCTAGTCTATAGTGGTTAGCAACAAAGGTGGATTTGGTCTTGGGGTGGGTTAGTGTGTCCGACGCAAACTTTGTGCATGTGGTCTTCGATATGCACTCAAAGAAGAACTGCACAATGCGAGCACAAACTTCTAGCACATGGATCTCTCTATCACCCCCGTGTTGAGATTTGGCAAAGATGTCACAGAGCAATTCACCCTTGCTCAGTAATTTCTCCATGCAGTATGGAATGAGCTCAAAGAGGTAGTCTACCTCAGCCAGACCCTTACTCTCCTGGAGCTTGTTATACTCCAACACTAGGTCAGAGAGAGCTGTCATCATCTTTGGTCTTTTCTTAAATTCTTCTGGGTTCAGGTCTCTCATCTCCTTCAGGATTGACTTCAATGATTTGTCCTCTTCAACCAACGGCTTGAAATCCTTAGAATGGTCTCGTGCTGAGGCCTTCAGTGTTGCAAGATCAGAAAAGCTTGTGCGAGCCATGGCTCTTAGTGTGTCCTGCTCGAAGATGTCTTTATAATTGTCACCAAATTTCTGCTTGCAGATGCTAGAGAAGGTCTTGTTGTAGAATTTGGCAATGGAGATGTCAGTTTTGTGAGGCTCGGCCTTCTCAAGGTATTCAAAAGTCTTCCCCTTCTTGTCCAAGTACAAGAATTCATACTTTAGAATCTTTTTCATGATTGGGTAGGCTCTGTTTTGGCCCCTACCTTTTTCCTTGCTCACAACATACCCAAAGTAGAACTCGCCAATCTTTTGTTCTAGCGTCACAAAGCCATCGCAGAATGCAGATTTAAGGTTTTGTGTGCGCAGTTCCTCAGCTCCTATGTCATGGTCAAAATCCTTCTGGATCGGGTTGGAAGCATAGTGCCTCATCATCTTGGTTATTCTTCTCAGAAGCAAGCAACTCATACGGCTTCTAAGTACCTCAGGGAGCCTGCTAGTGAACAAGAAGGGGTCGGTCTTCACATCTTGCAAGATGTTCATGAATAAGTACCTCTGGGAGGTGATAAGCTCTTCCACATCAACCTTATTGTTCAGGTATGTGAGCATGAGAGTTTTCAAAGTCTGCCAAAATTGCATCACCTTACTGTTTTTAGTTTTGTACATGATCCCATCATTGATGTCGTCTAGTCGGAATGAGAAGTGGGTGAGGAGATGTGTCATTATTGCTGCCATGTAAGGCCCAGCTTTCACATAGTGCTCCAGAGCCACTTCTGTGAAACTACAAAATTCTGAAAATATGTGTGTATCACTTTCATACATCATTGGCCCCAGCCTACCTGTTTCCATGTTCCAACCATCCTTTTCAAAGCAGAACGCAACGAAGATGTGCTCCCCAGCTGGTTTCAGTAACATGTATGCCTTCCTGTGGCGCAACCTTTTGAATAGCAT